GGTTGGTCATCGGAAACGCCATATCCTGATTCCTCCGCTTTCTAAAATGTATTCCGCCGCCGTGGGCAATTGTTTAACGTAATTCTCTCGGTTCTCGTATGCGTCGGCTATGGTCAGTAACATGGCTTGTTTTATGTGCGCCGGTAGCGCGTCCGCGTCGTCGTAGCCAATCACGTACACCGCCGAAACATTGTTGATCTCATCTCGTAGCGACGGGTTGACAACTCCATAGGCGCGCCGTATTCGGGCCGGTTGCTCGTAGGTGTCAACGACATAATTTGAAGCGGTCCACGTTTGAACAGCGCCGTCAGAATCTTTGTAGCTGATTGATGTAACGGATCGCACCGGGCCAACGCTCAGCTCTTCAGGAAACCCATCGAACACTTCCGTAATGGTTTGGGGTAACAATCCGACATTGCAATGCCGTTCTACCCATTGTCGGGCCGCCTTAATCAGTGTTTCGATTAGGGTCGTTTCAGCGGCGGGTAGACTGCTGCTTTCTAGCTTCAGGTAATTCAATACTTCAGCGGTTGTCAGCGGCTCGCTTGCAGGATCGGTTGTTACCTTCCAGGCCATTACTTTTTCTTAATTCGTTTTGCCGTGGTTTGCCGCGTTTCGGCTTTGGGATTGGATGCGGTGCGCACCTCTTCCTCTACCAATTCGGCGTAACCATGACTAATCAAACTTGTCGCTTCTGTGGTTGTGGTTTCGAGTATGGAGCCAGCGGGGAACGTTTCCGCCCCCGCTATGCTTACCAATAATCTGACCTTTACTAATTGTGGCATGTTAAAGTTTTATGCTTGCGTAAGAACCTTGATGGCGCCCACCGGCACAAGTTTCGCATCGTAGCGAGCGAAGGCCAAAAAGCCCTGCGTCAGGTTCGCCATATACAGTTCGTTCAGGCGCACAAACGTCGGCTGTCGAACCTCCCGAACTACGTAGTAACTCCAATCACCGAAAGCGATGGATTTGACGCCCGTGGCGATGGTCGGAAAATCCTGGTTAATCACGTAAGGATAGCCCCAGATTGTCGCTGGTTCTCCCTCCCTCATCGAGGGAATCCACAAGGGACGGGAATCGCCGGTTCCGTAAGAAAGTTTCTTGATTGCGGCAAGCGTGCTGTCGTTCATCATCAACGCCACATTCGGGCCTACACGGTAAGCCGGGTCAACGCTGTGAATCAAATCAAGGATTTCCGTGCTGGTGATCGCCGTGGCGCTCGCTGCCGTCTTGCCGTTCGGGGCTCCACCGGAAGCCGCCAGAATGCCGGTTGGTTTGCCCGAACCGTCTCCAGTCGTAAAGGCAGTATTGATAGCGCGGCCCATGCGGGTGGCAAGCATCGTATTAACTTCGCCGATGACGTCTACACTTTCATCCTGAATGAATTCAAGCGAGAAATTTGCCTGGCTCCGGTAAGTATACGAACCCAATTGAATACGGGAAAAACTGAAATCCTGAACCGTCGTGGCGCTGGCTTCCGCCGTAAGCAGGGCCGCCGTGCTCGTGTCGTCGGTATATACGTGGTTCCACGTTCCGCCCATGTTGGTTCGGATTACGCGGGCCGCCTGGATCATGCCGCCGTACTGCTTCAGCGTTTGCGTCCACATGCGGTCGAGTTCCTCCGGCACGGTGTAGCCCCCGTAAATTATGCCGGTCGTCTCGGTGGTAATCGTGGACGTTCCCCGTTTTTCCAGGAAATCCAGGTGTTTGGGGTTGGCTTTTGTGCCCCGACGGAGCCAATCACGGAAGGCGGCGTTGTACTCGATGGGCTTATCCGGTTCGGCGGTTGCCATCGGGTTTAAGATGCCCCCGGCGCGCTCTTCGCTTTCCATGCCGGCGATGATCGAACGGGCTTCGATGGCTTTTTCGAGTTCGGACTGGCGGGCGTGCATCTGCATGAACTGGTCGTTTTCATCGCTGTGCATATCCCGGTTTTCGGTCTTTGCGCGGTTTACCAGATCGCGCATTTGCTCACGTAGGTTGAGGTATTCTTGCCTCAATTCTGCTACACTTTTCATTTTTGCGTGTTGTTTAGTTATCAAATGAGTAAAGCCTCTGCGCGATCACGCAAGGGCGTTTCTTTCTGCTTTTCCGGTTCTTTGTTCTTTTCTTTCCACGCCTCAAAGCTGCTGCGCAACTCTGAAACCGAAGACGGGTAAGCCGGATAAGTAACCGGACTGACATCGAACAAGCGGCCTATCTTGTCGATCTTTCGTATGATCTTAGTTGTTTCGCCGCGCTCGTCTTTTTCTTCCTCCCATGACTGCTTTGCAACCGTGAACCCAAACGAACTTTGCGACAAATCGCCGCGCCGTAACATTTCGCGCAGATCGCGCCCGGCGGTCGTATCGGGTAACTCGAAAGAATAGCGCAGGCCGGTTTTGTCTACGCTCAATTCCAGCGTTCCAGATGACGTGCGTGCCAAAAGCATGTTAGGGTCGTGGTTGAGTAGCGCCCGAACATCGGTCATGTCGGCTTCGTCAAATGCGCCCGGCATAATGATCTCACGCATCTCCGTGAACCACCCCATATCTTCCGATTCGGAGTTAAACACGGCGGCGTACCCGGTGACGGTGTTGCCTTCTTCACTGGCCCGCATTTCTGCCTTATACGTCCTCGTTTCCTTGTTCGGAATCGTCGTTTTCTTCCGTTCCATCGTTATTAGTTTGTTGCTCCTCCGGCTCTTCGGTCGGGTCTACCATGTTCATGGGAACAAAATATTTTTGCCCGGAGCCGTCGGGGATTGGATTGTATTTCTCACGTTGCCGGATCTCGTCCCGGTTCAGGATGCCCCATTTCATCATCGTTTCGATGTACTGGCCCCTGCTTTCCATGTCGACCATGTGCAGGTCGTCCAGGTCAAATCGAACCATGTATTCGCCCTGCTCGTCCTCCGGAAATAGCTTGCGGTTAAACTCCGCCTCAATGCGCTTGCACCACGGGCGAACGGTATGTTTTAAAAATAGCAGGGAAAGATGTTCGATGTTGTTGAAGGTTGCTCGGTCTAGATCTTCCAGCAAGAATTGGGGCACGCCGAAAATACGAGAGATGTCGGCGATAGTTAATTTTTTGGTTTCGGCGGCGGCGGCCTGCTGAGGGCTAAGGCCGATGGCCTGATAGTCCATGCCCTGCTCTAAGATCGCCGTTTTGCCGCTGTTGTTGCTTCCGCCGTACTGCGTCTCCCATGACCGCCGCAGGCGGAGCATGGAATTGTCGTCGAGCCGTCCGGGGTGCTTGATCACACCGGCAATGGTTGCGCCATCCGCGAAGAACTTAGCTAGGTATTCCTGATTGGCAAGCGCAAGGCCGAAATTATCCACCAGGTGATCCAGGATATTAAGCCCGGCCAATCCGTTCCACGAAAGGCCGCCGAAGTGAATAATTTCGTCCGGGCGGAAGGTGCGGTTTTGGCCGTCTACCTTATACAATACGCGCCCGTTCTCCATCACGTGAATAGAAACGCGGTGCGGCTCGATTATTAGAATTTCTTTAGGGTACCTGGTGACGCGCTCCCGGCGTATGTAAGCGTATCCATTGCCGGTAAGGGCCGCGTGAACTACCATCGTATGCAGTAGCGTGTACGGGGTGAACAGCGGCGAAGGGTTGACTTTTAAGATGCGGGAAACGGGGTGACGGGGTTGCGGGGTGATGCTTGCCCCGGAGTCTCTTACTACGTCGATCGGAAGGCTGGCAATGCTATCGGCTAAGATATTGAGCGCGCGCCAAACGGCGGAGAGGCCCAGAGCGCTTCGAGCATCGACCATTTGGCCGGTCTTGCTCTTTGAAGTGTTGAAAAAGTTGATAATGTCATCAACGGAAGCCCCTGCCATTTGCAGGAATCCCCGCTTCTCGCCGGTTTCAGGTGTTTCCTCCACCTCCTTTACAAAAATCCGTGATATGTTATCCCAAATCGACAATATGCGCGTATTTACGCGCAATTTGGTGTTTTTTTGTTGCTTATTTGGTTACAATGTGTAACTTATTGATCCATATAAGCACCCTTTTTATAGCCTTCTTTCCAAAACGCATCAATCCATTTTAGTTTTCTTTCGCTCAAAGCGGGGCCGCATGCTTGCATTCGCCAATGTCCCCTAACTATAAATGGATGATTTTGGCAACTTTGTGTGTACCAATTTTCGGTAAGCAACTCTATATCTATATCTAAATCGGATTTGTATTTGCAATGAAAATCGTCAATCTTTTTCTTTGCGGGTAGTATTTTAGTTTTTGTTTCAGCAAAATGCTTAAACAAGTATATTGCATACGGCCAATAAACTATGTTTGCCTGAAACTCCGCATGCGGTATACTTATGTTATTTCGATCGTATATAAATATTTCCGGCTTATTGTAGATGTCAGCGTAAGATACTAAATGATCACCCATAAACCCCATCATTATTTTTCCTAAAACCCCGGCATAAATCATTCTATTTGTAATAAAAAAATAAGGCTTGCCTTCAAATTCTTTTCTGTACTCAAGTAGTTTATCCTGATTTTTTAATGCTTCATTCATGAACGTTTGACTGACATAAGAAAACAGCCCTGTTTTAGGTGGCTTTGCGTTCTCAAAAAGCCATTTTGCAACTGCCGGCGCATCTTTTCTATCTTTTACGCATGTAAAAATAGTCTCTTCGTGTATCTTGAAATTGAACCAATTATCAATATCTAATAAAGGATACTTTCTTTTACTAAATCTCATAATTATATTTTAAAAAACCCCGGGGCAATCGCTCCGGGGTAATCCCAAAAACCAAATGAAAACAAGTTTCTTGCATTTAGCCGTTTTGCAATAATAACACAAACTTAAATTCCTGTCGATCAAAGATTTTTTGAGCAGCGACTTTAGCGCAATACGCTAAGCATTCCCTTAAATCGCCTCCTTCTTTTTCAACAAAAATCAAGCCATTTGGCTTTACGACTACGCATTCGTAAATATCTTCTGTAATTTGACGGCAAATTAATTTATCCATATTTAATCGCTTGAAATCCGCACCAAACGCCCATTATGGTACGTTTTGCACCGCTTAAAACTCTGATAATTGTCGTATCCGGGCGGCAATCCGAACATATCGCGCTCGTTCTCGATGGCCTCAAACGCTTCGACATGCGATAATGAAGAAGCCCCCACAAGTGCGTAAAACCGGCGAAAATACCCCTCCGGGCGAAGGGTGTCCACCAAATAGCGCGGAATTGTTACAAAGTCATTGCCCATGGCTATTCATTTTCGTTTTCCAATGCCTCAATGCAGCGGAGTACAAATTCAGGCGTATAATCCCGATCCATTCTCATGTATTTTTCTGCGGCGTTCGCTATCTTTTCGTGGTTGCGAGCCCATAAAACAAGTTCGGCGGCCTCTTCCTTGGATGCGCAAATAAACGGCTTGGCAGCGGGCCAAACTACGCCTTTGATGAATGCCCAAATTTCTTTGAATTTCATAGGAATTTAATTTCGTCAACTGGTTCACTATTTTCTTTGAGCCAATCTAAATACATGCCTATACACATAGTCAGCGCCACGGCTCCGTCGATCTTGCGCTTTGTCCGGCTCGCCTCTTTCCCGTGGCCGGTAATCCGGTCGCTTTTGTCCATCATTACCTGCCCGCCGGTGTTTCGCTTCAAAGCAACGTTTGCAATATTCCACCCTAGAACAGGGTTGCCTCCGTGCTGTATTTCTTGCTTACCAATCATTTTTTGCAGTCGCAAAATCGGAGCATTCATAGTGGAATACCTTTGTGGGTATTCAATCGCCGGATGGCCTAACGCAAGTAATTGATTAATCAACTCGATTGCAAAAGCTTTGTCCGCTGCAATATTTTCTACGTTGAAATTTTCCAGGTCTTTCAACATTTTGTCAAAAATAACAATTGTATCGGTAAAGTTTCCAGGAGATGCGATGATGTAACCTTTGTCAATCCATTGCTGATAACTTACTCGATGGTCTACGCTTCTTTGCTGTACTAATTCAATAGGCATGAAAAACCTGCATAACGCCTTGAATTTCTCCCCTTCCTTTTCTGGCGGGAATAGTAGCGTGTAGGCGCTTAAATCGTTGCTGCGTCCAACGTCGAACGCGGCAAAACAGCGCCGCCCGTGTAATTCTTCCTCTGTAATCGGATCGCTGCCCTTATCCCAATCGTCCATGTCAACAAACGCCTCTTTTGAGCGTTGCCACATATTGAAATTCTTAACTTTGCAGCGCGCTAAACTTTCGCCGCCTTCCTCCATCTTCTTTTTCATTTCGCCCTCTATCGCTTCATAGGACGGTAAATTATCATCAATACCGGGCGCGAACTGAATCCAATAGTTTTTGTTTTGCCAGTTGTTGTCATCGTCAAGCGCGTAGATCAGCGGCAAAACAGTGTGATCGTCAACCAATCCTTTTAGCACATTTTCATAATACTCTTCTTTTTGAGCCAGCGGCCCCCACGGGTGGAAGCCCCGCGTCGTGGAGTAGAGCAGTAGCGATTGATCGCGTAACACCATGCCGGACTGCAAGTTATCCGGTAGGCTCATGTCTGGATATTCGTGAAACTCGTCGATGATAGCAAAATGCGGGTTAACACCGTCCAGGCTTTTGGATTCATACGGCAGCGTTTTAAAAAAGTTTTCGCTGCTCGGCTGGATCAGCACGTGGTCAAGCCGGTTGTCGTAGTACTTGAAATCCTGTTTAAACTCCGGGAACTCGTCGGCTAATTGTGTGCAAATTCCTTTTGCTGACTTCCAACTAAATAAAGCCTGTTCGGTCTTGTTAGCCGCCGTGTAACATTCCGCTGTTTGCTCCCCATCGAAAAACGTCATCACAACCGCAATGGCTCCGTCTAATTCGGATTTCCCGCCCTTCTTCGCCATGTTTATCATCGCCTCGCTAATCAGCCGAAACCCATTAGGCTTTTTTAGCCCGAACAGGTAGGCAATGAAAAACGATTGATGCGGGAGTAGATTAAACGGCGTTCCGCGCCATTTCCCCTTGGTATGTTTAAAGTGCGAAATGAGATTGATAACGCGCTCCGCTTCAGTCGTGTCAAAGTCATATAACCGCTGCAACTTCATGCAGTGATCTACGGCCATTTTTTCAAGTCGCCCCGCGTTCCTTTGGCCGGTCTGTATTGCTTTTATGTATTCCTCCCACGGATACATTTATTTTGCTAGTCTCATAATAGACATCTTTGGCGCTTCCTCTTCCTTCTCCGATTTTCCACCTAACTTTTGCAGGCTGGCAGGAGTAAGGCCCAACGTTTCGGCGTATTTGCGAAAGTCGGAAAGCAGGCCGCGCAAGTTGTTCACCTCCGGGCTAATTTGGCGCGCGCCGGTCTTAAAACTTTGTATTTGCCCCTTAGTTTTTAATAACCCTTTTGCGGTGTCAATCAAAACGAGCGTCACGGCTGCATGTTCAATCACGGTATCAGTGACCGGAGAATAAATACCGGCTTCCTCCATCTGCTTTTTTATATCCTTAAAATACTTTCTTTCCTGCGCTGTCATAGTATTATATTTTATTTTAATAGCCCCCCCCTTTGAAATTGCCCCGTATGTTGAGAGAGGG